TGATTTTCCTCTGTAACCTCTCGGAGCATTTCGCCAACATTCATTTGCTCGTCCATACCGTTTCCCTTTCTCTTGCCATACTCGCCTCGGTTTCCCTTGACTGTATCTTAATTATAACATTTGCGGTCGCAAAAGTCAAGTGTTTTTTCAAAATTTTTTCAATAAATTCCAAAATATTTTTAAGGAATAGCAAAACCGCCCAAAAAGGGCGGTTTTTGTCATTCGTTTGTGAGCCATTCTTTTATTTCTTCTGCTGTTGCTCCTGTCTTTGTTCTTACGCTATCAAAGTTCTCCCCGGTACAGAACACATTGCCTTTTTCGAGGTCTCTTGAAGTGTAACTCATTGTTCCAACAGCTTCTCCGTCGAGCGGTCCGTCGTAGAGAAGAAACGAGGCTCTCAACTCTCCGAGTTCAAAGGGCGTTTCCTTTTTTGCTTTTTTGGCTGCGGCGATGCACCAACATACCGTATCAGCAAACACCCCGTCAGCACCCGTTGAGGCTCTGTGTAGCGTTAGCGAAATGTCTATAACTCCGTTACTGTTTTCGTGGGCGAATATTGAATAATTAAAGCCGTATTGACTCATTTCGCCCTTGATTGCATTTTCGATGTTTTTCTCTTGCTCGTAGGTGTAATTATCAATACGCGTTTCCTCCGGCTCTTGCTCTGACGTTCCGCAGGAACAGAGCGTAGCTGCGAGGGCGAATATCAATATAAGCGTGATTGTTCTTTTCATACGCTCCTCCTCGATTTTTAATTGTAATATTATACCATAAATTCTCTGTTTTTGAAATATGCCGTCCCGAAAGTCAGCATTTATGGAGCGGATTGCTTTCTTTGCCCTCTCCTGCGTCGCAGAGCGGGCGTATTTCGCAGTTTCGAGTGTAGCCCCTCCGTTTCCTTTATAAACAACAAAATCGCCGTAGAGGTCAAATAAATGGCTTCTACGGCGTTCTTTGTTTCTTATAAAAAGAAAAACCCCTCTACCGGGGGAGGTTTCCGATAGAGGGGCGGGTGTTATTCGGTTGTATCGAGAACGGCGGGGAGTAAGAGTCCCTGTTCCGTCTTCTGTACTCTGACGGTTTCCTCAATTTTTGCGGTTAGGTATTCGTTGAGGTCGCCGTACACATCGGCGATGAATTGCGCCGCTGCGGGAGATAAAATAGAAAGGGCTGTGTTTTTCGCTTTTTGGAGAGCCTCTAACTGCGCCTCTTTGGTAAAGGCGTTTTCTGCTTTCAGCGCGTCAACATAGGTCTGCGAGGTCGCCGTAACTGCGGTCGTAACCGCGTTGGTGATTTCGCCGAGGTGGTGTTGCGCTCTTTCGTTCTCGGTCTGCGCCGCTACCTGTGCGGACTTTCTCTTCAAGAAAGCAACGAGGTTGGCGGTAGCGAGGGGGATAGCGACTGACAAAATACCCTGTAAAAGGGTGAACATAAATTCTTTCATAGCGAATTCTCCTGTTTCATATTAGATTTTTGTTTGCGCCTCCTGTCGTGTTCCGGGCAAGGGAATGGCTCGCTCTTAAAGCAATCCTCACAACAGTCGTCGCACGTCGGACCGAAACGGTCGTTATAGGGGCAGGGCTTAACCTCCTGTATCGCCCTGCCACAAGTCGAACATTTCAGCATTATTTGTTGGGGAGTTTCAGCACTTGCCCTGCCGTAATGGTATTGGATTTCAGACCGTTCAGCGTCTTAATCTCCGTGTAGCGTGAGCCGTTACCGAGTTGCTTTTGAGCAATACCCCAAAGGCTGTCGCCTCTCTTGACGGTGTAGGTGCGCCCGGTGTTGGGCTTTGCCTCCGTCTTTGCCGTTCCGGGTATCTTGATTTTCTGACCGACGCTGATTTTGTTCGGGTTGCTGATACCGTTATAGGCGGCGAGTTTCTGATAGGTTGTACCGTATTTTCTTGCAATAGCGGAGAGTGTATCGCCACTCTTGACGGTGTATACGGTTTCTGCGGTGTTTGCCTCCGGCTTATTCGCCGGGGCTGTACTCTTGCCGGGGATTTTGATTTGCTGTCCCACTCTGATAACATTCGGGTTTGCAATACCGTTGTACTCCGCAAGTTTCTGATATGTAGTGCCGTACTTCGAGGCGATAGCGGAGAGCGTGTCGCCGCTCTTTACGGTATAAACAACATCGCCGTTTGCGGGTTTGGTGGTTTCGGGTGCGGAGGGCTTTGCTCCGGCGTACTTGTCATAATATTTCTGACCGTACTCCGCGCGTTTTGCCTGTACGCTTTCGCTCTGATTTGCGGGACGCTCAAACTTCAACAGCACCGCATTGGAGGCTGCGAGAACAGAGGTCGCGGTTTTCAGAACATTAAGCACCGAGGTTTTGTAGCCCTCGTTCAGTTCCTTGTAAAGGAAATCGAGTTGCATACCGAGGTCGCCGATACTCTTTTTCGCACTCTTTGCAAAATTGAGTAGGTTTTCCTTTCTGCTCCAATAGGTCCATTGGGCGAGTCCGTAGCCGGCCGCGTCCTTTACGAAATTACCGTAAGAGCCGTTATCGACCGCCGCCGTGTAGGAGGTGTCGGTGTAGCCCAAACTTTTTTCGTAGGTCTGTTGGAGGTTGTTGGATTTCAGAGCCGACTCCGCATAAAGATTTCCCATAAGTCCGGCTACGCCAAAGGCGTTTCCGATTTTCTTCATAAGGTAGTCCCAAATGGTCTTTTCGTCTGCGGCCGTGCCTGTACTTGCATACCCGGTTACCGTAGCGGGTTTTTCCTCCTTAACATACTCGATATAAGGGAGTTTTCCGTGCTTCGTCCAATTACGGCGGTTGTAGCCGCTCTTGGTACAGTTACACGCGGTAATCTGTACGCAGTTATCCCATTTCGGCGTACATTCAACAGCGAGGCCGTCCCCGATGTAAACGCCGATGTGTCCTTTCATCCATACCGCCTCTCCGGGAACGATGTTTGAAAAGTCGGTCGAAATATTGGAACACTTTGTAATCATACTGTCTGCGCCGATGTCGGGTACGCCGTTAATGGCGTAGTCCGCTCCGCCGTACCTTGCTTTGGCGTTGCCGTCCCACCCCCAAAGTACGCCCTTGATAAGGCATACGCAGTCAAAACCAAATACCGCAGGGGTTTTGTTTGCAGCTGCTTTAATCATCGCCACACGGTCCGCGTCCGTGTTGTAGTCGTGGTTTGTGGTGTAGCGGGTGATATTGTCATAAGGGGTTGTAATCATAGGTGCGCCGAAGCACCCCATAACATACAGCGTTTTGTGCTTTGTTGCGATGTCTTTTAACTTTGCAACAAATTCTGTACTTTTCATCATAGGTTGTCCTCACTTTCTCTCTCCGCTTGGGAGAGTTTTTCCGCCTCCGCTTTTGCTTCGGCTTCATCTTGTTTTTGCCATTTGCGTTCCTTGTAGCGTTCTTTCGTGGTTTTTATCCACGCCATAGCCCCGCACTCCGTTCCGAGTACGGCAAAAACGCATTGGCAAAGCGTGTCCGGGATTGCCCCGTAAAGCCAAAAGGTGCGTATCATAACCACCGTAAAAGCGATTAGCGTTATTGCGATAAATATGAGAATAATATCCATAATTCCGATACGCCTCTTTTGTGAGTCGTCCTTTTTCAAGGCAACCGCCTCCTTTCCTAAAATTGGTCGTGTGCTTTTTGGTTTAGGTGCTTTTCCAAACGGTCGTGCGCCTTTGTAACCTCTCCGTTACAGCCCTGTTGCTTCAAGCCGTCGAGGGCGGCGAGCATAGCGTAACTCAATACGCACAGTTCGTCGTTTATCGCTTTTAGGTCTTCCGACTCTTTTTTTTGCGTTGCCTCGATGTCTTTTTTATGCAATTCTTTCAGAGCGGCGATGTCCGCGGATTGCTTCTCCTGCTTCTGAAACCACTTGATAATTGCGTAAACCACCGCCCAAATGCCTCCAACAGCACCTATTAGAGCGGCGATTTTGATTATGATGTCAACTGTTTCCAACGGGTTTACCTCCTTTCCGCCGTGTTGTGGAAAGGCCTTAACCCGACTTCTACGAGGTCCAACTCATCGTCTACGACCTCCCTTTGCTTTGCAAAGCCCTCCTTTATCGCTTCATCGACGGTGAGCTGCTCCTCGATGAATGTGGCCTGTTCTCGTATAATTTGGGATTGCTTTTCTACAACCGAGCAAAGGTGGTCTATAATCTCTAACTGTGTCATAGTGCCTCCTTTGCGCGGTTAATTTGAAACAATCCAACCGGCCGGGTAATCTGCGGGCGACCATACGTTATTGTCGATAACGCTCTCGTAGGTAATGCCGTTGAAAATCACCTTATCGCCCGTCATATACGGGTTGGTGCTTTCGGGCTGTACCCACTCTTGAATGTCGCCTGTAATTTGACTCGACAACACCTGTGCAAAAAGGCTTGGAGCAGCTGTCGGAGTCCAGTCCTCCTGCGAGGTGTGCGCCTGTAACACCGTGAACAAACTGCCTCCGTACATAAGCAATGTGCCTACACCGTAGTTCTGTCCCGCTTCAAAAACCGGGTATCTCTCTTTCAGCCTCTTGGGAGAAAGAATTGACAGAGCCGTTTTGAGTTTCTCGGTTTCCTCCGCGTTGTCTTTGTTTTCGGCAAAGAGTTCATCGTCGCTGTGTTCTTCGATACTGCCGACAGGCTCGGTATTGTTGAGGTTGTCGCCAAAGCGGTAAACGGTGTCCTCGAAACCGCTGACGGTTTCTGTGATTTCCGTTCCGTCCTCCGCCTCTCGCACTACTTCTCGTGTGATGTGTTTCTTTACGCACACACCGTCCGCGTCGCTCTGTTCACAGGGAACATAGCACCCGTTGTTGGCAAGGCGCACGAAACAAGCGTCCACAGCGTAGTCCGCCGGGGTATCTGATTGAGTAACCTTGAACATAAAAAATCCTCCTTTATCTGCACCCAACGAGTTCCGCAATATGTTCGAGGGAGAAAATTTCAGCATTGAAAAAAGCGAAATTCCAAAGCCAAAAATCGTCATTGGTGCGCCTTTTGAATTGTCTGCACGCAGGGTCGTCCCACACTTTGTCCCAACGCTCTTGGTATTGGTCGTCCCTTTTTTCGAGGGTGTTTGTAATGGCCCGTGTCAGCCGTCCTCTTTCAAGGCCCCTGCCGTCGTCGTTTCGGGCGAAATGTTTGTAGGCGTTATCGCTATTAACCGTACAAAGAGGTTTACCGTCGTAATAAATAACCCCGCCTCTCTCGGTGCAAACCGTAAGGGCGGGGATATTTACATTACCGCATATCGCTTTTGCCTTAAATCGCCTATGTGCTACATACTCCATTTGCAATCAACTCCCTATATCTGAAATTTTCTATACGCTCCGGGGAAAATCCGAAAACGGCAAAAAATAATCGCCTCAATTTCAGTACGCGACGGTGATTGTCGTATTTACCGAAATAGGCGAGTATGCCATTTACCGAGGTCCAAAGGTCCTCGTATGTCATTTTGCGGGTTTCTATTTTCTCCTTGAATGCTTTGATTTTGCGTCTTGCTCTCTTTACACCGTCCCGGTTACCGCTAACTATAACGCGCCCGGTGTCCGTGATGATATATTTTGCTTTGCAATATCTAAACGGTTTCGTGAGAGGCTTTATCCGTGACTTGCTCCTGTTGATACGCAAACCCATAGTCTGCGCCTTTTCTATGACCGTCGAGAGTATTTCTTTCGGGTCGTCGCCGGGAGGAACAAGAATATAATAGTCGTCCATATAGTGTCCGGCTCTCTTTATAGACATCTGACACTTGATGTAGTTGTCAATCGGGGACGGCAGGGCAATCATTTCCGCTTGACTTGGCTCTACGCCGAGCGGCATTCCCGTGTCGCCCTTTACCGAGGCTACGATAGCGTCGCCGAAGTTTCTCAACCTCTCGTCGAGAATGAGCCTCCTGTGTCGCCTGTATAGTTCTCTGTGAGGGGCTGTCGGAAAATACTTTGAAAAGTCGAGCAGAATAATGTGTCCCTGCTTTCCGTATCGGCGGAAGTGTGCGCGGAGGTCCTCTTTTAACATTCTCTGCGAGAAATCAAAGCCCTTTCCCTCTAAACTTGCTCCGTTGTTCCAAATCATATCGGGCAAATACAGGGGTAACAGCACATTCCGCGTGTACGCTTTGTGTACTTGTCTATCCTGTATTCTCGGTGCGTCTATGGGCCGTACCTTGCCTCTTTCCGAAAGCGTAAAATGCACATACGGGGCGGGTTTCCAATTACCGCTCATAATCTGCGCGTACCTTACCGCCGTTCCCGAAAACAAGTGCATTTCAAACCTCTGCGTACTGTTTTTCCACCTCACGCCGTTGCACCATTTCTTTCCTGCCTTGAAAAGTTCGTGGTAAGAAAGAGCCGTTTCAATTCCTCCGATTGCTTCTACTCTTGCGAGTTTCTTTTCGAGCCGCGCCGCCTTTCTTCGTTGGTAGCGGGCTTCGTGTCGTTCTTTGCTGTTCATAAAAATTTATTCGCCTTTCGTATAGTTGTGATATAGAGTGCGCCTAAACTACTTTGTGCTGACACATTAAACGGAATTTAGCACTATATCCTCCCGCAATGCAAGAAGCGTCCGTGTAAGCACATCAAAAGGACAGTTTTGCGGTTTTACCCGACGGGAAACATTTCTCCTTTCACAAAGGTCCCTTTCATCTTGCGACTACTTTTATCGACCTATCCCACAAAGTGGTTTTGTGAAATCCGGGGCCACGCCATTGGAGTTGTTAGCGTTGTTGTTGTTGGCGTTGCCGTTCGTGTTGACATTGCAGAAGTTGTTGCTGTTGTTGTAGTTAGCAGACCGCTCCCACCAATTCGCTGTCGAACAAACAAGTTTTACAGAAATGTACCCACGTGGCGATTATCTCGCCTTGTCGCTTTTTATAACTTTGGTAATGAGGTTGTTTTCCTTGTCAATCAGTTCTCCGAGGGACTGCGACATTCTATCCAACTTCTTTACCGCTTCTCCTGCGTCTACCGTCTTTCCGCTCGCCGTCGCAAATGCCCCCTCCGGGTTTTTCATCATAGATTGATAACAAAGGGTGAGCATAACATCAAGCGACAATAGCGAGGCTCGCGCTTCGAGGAGGTGCGTTTTTCGCAGGGCTTTTCTCGCGTCGTCCGACGGATATATGCTGTTCGCTTTTTCGCATTCCGTGAGGACCTGTGTTGCGAGGTGCATTGTGTCCGCCGCCAAGAGGCGGGAGTATCTTGTAGACAGGTGTTTGAGGAAAGCCATTGTTTCTGCACAAATCTCGAATGCTGTGTTCAGATATTCCGCTTTGCTTTCTGCTCTCCTTGATTTCAATACAGACATAAAATTCTCCTTTCGAGGGTTTTATCCGCCCTCGTTTGAGGGCGGATAATGTGATAGTGCGATTAGACTTTGAAAGCCGGGGCCACGCCATAGGAGTAGTGAGCGCCGGTGTAGTGGGCGAGGCCGTTCGTGTAGACAATGCAGAAGTTGCTGCTGTCGTTGTAGTAAGCAGACCGCTCCCACCAACGCGCTGCCGAACCATTCGCAGAATGGCGATACTTGACCTTGCTGTTTCCTGCGGCGTAGTATGCGTACTGCTTCTGATAGTTCTGCTCATAGGAGTTTGCGTAGGTGCGCGCTCCGAAGATTTCAAACTCTGCGAGCAACGGTAAGTAGTCCGTAGTGGTCTGTACCTTGACCTCGGTATCTCCGCTGCCGCCCGTGTTGTTTGTATACTTCGTGATAGGCTTCATAACCGCGCGGAGGTCCGCCGGGAGTGCCGCCATAAGCGTATTCGCAACAGGGTCGGTCGCTGTGGTTTCACTTGCGTACTGTGCGTCGTTTACATCGACAGAGCCGAGAATATCATAACGCATATCGCAACCTTGCCAACCGCCGGAGTTCGTGTTGCCGCTGTGGTTCATATTGAAATACTTTGTGCCGTCGGTAAAGTTACTACCATAACCGCTATCAACCAAACAGATGTCTTTGCCCTTTGATTTTGCGGTTTTGAATGTACCGAACGAAATACCGTTGCCCTCGATTTCGCTGTTATGATTAAAGCCGAGAATATACACATAGTAAGTTTCGGCAGACAGCGCGAGAGTTCCGACTGTTCCGTTAAGTTCAACTGCCTTGCAGTCGCCGACAGAGAAGTAGTTCGCTCCTGTTCCTGCGGCGGAGATTTCTGCGATTTCAGCCCAAGTCTTACTGTCAAGCGCATTCGGGTTGATAAACTGTGCATAACAGTCTGTATCGCCCGTAATGTTGCTCGGAGTCGGGGACCAACCGCTGAATTCTTCGTCCTCCACTTCGCTCTCCGGCGTTGCTCCCGTGTAGGTAGCGTTTGAGCCGTAAGGAACATTGGAAATCGTCTGCAGGACGGTTGTGCCGTTCAAGAAGCGTACAGTATACTTTCTGACGGTCGCATTGTAAGCAGCGTATACATTCTTGTTTCCCGAAATGTTTTCGAGGATTTCCGGGTCAGCCTCTCCGCCGTCAGCTGCGGCCCACCCTGCAAAGGTGTAGGTGTACTGCGCCGTTTGAGCCTTGCTCGGAGTGCTACCGCCTGTGTATTCTGCGTCGCCTCCTGCTTCAACATTAACGGTCTGCAAGAGCGTTGTGCCGTTGAAGAATTTAACCTCGTAATACACTCTCAAAGTAGCGGTATAAGCTGCGTAAATATTGGTGTCGCCTGTGATGTTCAGCAGAGCATTTTCGTCAGCCTCTCCGCCCTCGGTGCGAGTCCAACCGCTAAATGTATAGTGATACTGCGCTGTGGACTCTTTCGTCGGGAAGTCGCCCGCGTAGATTGCGTTTCCGCCGTAGTCAACAATCTGCGAGAAGATAAGGTCTGCGCCGTTCATAAAGCGGACGGTGTAAGACCTCAATGTAGCGTCGAATACAGCGTTTATGCTACGAGGCTCTGTGATGTTTTCGAGCGAGGAGTCCCAACCCGCATACGCATAGGTATACTGCGGTGTGGTTTCTTTCTCCGGGGTTTCGATAATGCCCGCTCCGATAGGCTCGGTAGCGTCCTGTCCCTTGCGTACAAATTCGGTATGCAACAGAGTTTCCTCTGCGCCGTAAAATCTGACGGCGTAGTTTTCAACATACTGCGCTGTAACGCTTGTATTCGCGTGAATGTTTGTAGGCAAAGTACCAAACGAAAGGAATGTATACTGAATATCCTCCGTGGCCGGCTTTGCGGGTGTTTCGATTGCTCCCGTTTCCACAGGATTGATTGCGTCGCCTCCGTCCGATACAACGAGGTTGTAAAGGATAGAATTGTCGTAGTTGAGGTAACGGACAAGATAGTTTGCTGTGCCGTTTACGATTACCGCGAGTTCCGGGAACGCCGTAAAAATACGGCTCATCAAATCGCCCGAAATAGACGGTACATAAAGGCGGCCTGTAACAACAGCCTTTGCCGTGTTTCCTCCGGCTGCGTCCATACCACCGCAATTCTCTAACTTCGTGATAATAGCGGCGAGCGAGGCTTCGTCCGTCGCCATCCACTCTACGCCAATAAGGCGAACACGGTCAAGTGCGGTGCTTTGGGTGATAATTTGCTCAATAGGAACATTCGGCGTGTTTTCCACTCTCAATGTGGAAACATTAGTGCAGCCCTCGATAGTAAGGGTTTCGAGTTCCTGCTGATTGCGGATTGTAAGGTTTGTAATCGTTGCCGGGAGTTCCATTGTTTTCAGTTTACCACCAACAGGGAGAGTAACTGACGGGATTGCGCTGCCTCCGGCTCTGATAACCTCGATACCCGAACAGCCCGAAAGGTCAATCGTCTGTGTAAGTGCTACGCACTTTCTGACATCTACCTCGGAGAGCAGTTCGTTATTGCCTACATAGAGTTCCTCCATACGGGTGTTCTCGTAGTCGTCCGCTCCGTCGCCGATTTTCAGTTTTTGCAGCTTTGTAGCCATTGAGAAGTCGGCGTAACCTACTTGGAGTCCGCTCAAATCTCCGATTTCGGAAAGTCTGTCCGCCGAGTAGATATATACCTCGGTGTCGTTCATATTGTCGAGAGGACAAATGAGGGTTGTTTCTTGGTTACGCTTTCCGCGTTCCGTAACGGTGTATGAGCCGTACTTAATGCGGGGCCAAATGTGGCTATAAGGCTTCACGGTGATATTACCTACATTGTAACAGCGCAGGGTGATAAATTTGCTTTGCGCGTCGCCCGTCTGATACTTACTGTCGCGGTATCTGAAACCGTTAAACAACCACCACGCTCTTTGGCTTTCTTTGTTGCCCTGCAACATTCCGAGGTAACTGCTGTCGTTATCCGAGAGCAGAGGCTCAAGGTATTTTGCATAAGCGTCTTCGTTCCAAACCGCCTCCGGCCACGCAGACTGGTGTGTGAGGAAACGCTGTAAAATGGTGTCGTAGTTGAATACGGTCCCGCTTCTTAATGTGTGGTAAATCTCTTTGATTTCATCACCAAAAGCGTCCCTAACATTGCACCAAAGTACGCTGCCTTGACCGTTGTATACGTCCGCTCCGTTGACTGTGTCGGTGTCTTCGAGGTCATACTCAAACACCAATTTACCCTCGTTATTGATACCAATAGCGGTATCCATATCGTAGGGTAGGAATAGCCAATGAGTGCCGTCGTAGGTGGTCGGGAATGCGTTTTTGGCTCTGCTGTCGCCCATAATGAATACTTCCGTAAACAGATAGTAGTACAGCGTAGGAGTCTTGACGAAATACTGCTCAAATTCTGCTTTGAATTTTGCGAGGCGGTACGCCGCGTCGTCTGTCCTGTAAATCGTATCTCCGATAGTAACAGACGGCGAGAGGACCTGTCCTGTCGCTGCGCCTCTGTCGGTTGAAACAATCCAATCGGTAAGGCGTTTGAGGTTGGTATAGTCTGTGTTGTCCTCCGGGTAACGGGCTTCAAAGTCGCTTTTCCAACTGTCGTCGGAGTAGTCGCTCTTTTTGAAGATTACGCGGTCGCTCGTATTGTTGCAAATTTCCCAACTCTCACAGCCCTCCGTAAGGCCGAATACTTCGGCCGTTCCTTTGTCGTTGTTAAAGTTGTATTTGCCCCAAAACAGCGTGGTAGCCTCTGCTGTGTTGTTCCAAAAGATAACACAAGGATAACCGTCGATACCCCAACGGACGCGAGCGTCCTCCTCCTGCGGAGGCAGGGTGTAAGGTACGGTATCGTTGAACAGCTTGACGAGTTCCACGTTGTTCGCGCTTTCGCTTGACGCGACATCGGCTTTCATCGTGAATGTGTCTGTCGGAATTGAGGTAGGAGCGAGTTGGTACGCCTCCGCCTCGGTGTTCGACGCTGTATAGGTAAGACCGTTCTTGAATTTGATTTTGAAGTTCTTTTTCTTGTAGCCCGCCGAAGATGTACCCTGTACGTCGATTTGTACGCCGTATGCTACAAAGCTGCGGCTTGGGTCTGCCGGGTTGACATATACAATATCGCAAGTCAGTTTATTGCCCTTGAATTGAGGCAAACTGTCGCACGAAATAATCATATACGGGAGTGTTGCAGGGAGTTTTTCGATAACGATTTCCTCCGAAACATTCAGAATATTGTTTCTTTCGTGCGCGTTCAGTCTGTCTGCAAGAGTAGGTCTGTCTGCGATGTAGTTTGAGAGCAATTCGCTTCTCGTCAAACCTCTGTCGTAAAGCATTACGCGGAAAAGGTCGATACCCGAAGACTCTGCGCCGAGGGTAATACCCACGGCCGGGTTTTGCTGAAAGTTGTCGTCAGCGGGGTATTGAATTGCACCGCACATAATGCCGTCTACATAAACATAGATAAGACGATTAAGACTCTGCGGCTCAACAACAAAAGATACTCTCACGCGCTCATCTTCCTTAAACTGCATAGAGAGTTGGCTCTGCTCCGAGGAAATCTGCGCGTACTGCGAGGCGATTTTGAAGCCTCGGCCACCCGACAAGCACGACATAACGACGCTGTCGTAGTCGCGTACATTGTGAGTCGCCATTTCTACCTCTACCGTTACGCCGTTCTCTCTGCGGTCGGTTTGGAATAAAGCAAATGGGATTGTAACTTCTCCTCCGGGGAGTAGTCGCAACATCGGGCTACCGTCGGCAGATGTGAGCCAACCGTCCGACCCTGCAAATCCTACGCCGTCAAAGGTTGCCACCACGTTCCCGTCTTCGGTTTCCCAATGGGCGGGGTTTTCTTCGAGGTTACTGCGGCCGGCGGCTGTGAAGTTGAACACAAGGCCGTCCGTAATGCTTTCGATTACGACTCCGCTGCTCTCAACAGCAACGGTAAACTCTTTGTACGCCGTTCCTGCCTCGATACGGAATTTGACACTTCCTGTCGGGTAGTCCTGCACATTCCACGTCTGCGCTGTTCTGTCTACGCCCGTGAGGGTGTTTGCAGAGTATTCTGTGCCGTCCGGGTTAAGCACCTTATGCACAACCGTAGTCGTTTCAGACGCTGGGTTGTGAACGATGTAATTGATAGCAAGGTTTTCGCCCTGCTTTGCAGCTGCTACGGCAAAGGTGGACGCGATAGAAATATCTGCGTTCCCGCTCTCCGTCCAAATCATACCGAGTTTAATCACGTTACTTGTGAGGGTCGTTTCTCCGACTGTCATATCGCAGTACGACTCGAAAACGTGTCCGCCGTGAGCCTGTGCGGGGATTGTAAATCGCTGACTTCTGCCTGTGCTTACGACCTCCGCTGTGCCGATTTCGACGCCGTCCATAATGAAATGCACGGTCTTTGTGCCTGTACCTGTGGGCGTGTAGTAGAAAATTACCTCGCCACTATTGATTGAAAATTCGCTCAACGTGGTTTTCATACTCAACGCTACCGAGGTGATGTTGTAAACAATGGATTTGCTTACGCCCTCGGAGTTTTCCACCTTGATTTTAACGGTGTTTGCACCCGCCACAAGGTATTTTGCAACATCGAGCGTGTTTTCGCCCTGTACGATGTTGACCGTTCCTGCTCTCACGCCGCCAATGTAAATCGTTCCAATGCCGGGGCCGTCGTCTTCTCCGTCGCCGTCAACAGAGGAATAATTGAAACGAACATTAACCGCCTGTCCCTCCGGGACTGTGAAAGTTCTGCTATCCAAAAGGTTTTGCAAGGTAATGATGTAGGTGGCACTTGCCGAGCCTCCGCCACCTCCGCCGCCTCCGATATAGCAGGGGTCTACCACGTCCTCTCCGTTGAGAGAAATGTGTAAATAGCCCGTATCGGTGTCGTATGTTACCTCATCAAAAGCGAGTCCGCCGCTTTCAATAGGGATTTCCTGTGTGGAGTCGTCAAAGTATGTAACCAAAATTCCCGTTTCCGTAGGCTCTACGCTCTTTACGAGGTCCGGGTACATATCTCTGATAGCCGCGTCCGTGGCGTAGCCCTCGTTGATTCCTGCGGCTCTTAACGCGGCAACCATAGCCAAAATAGAGGCTCTGCGTACTACCTCGGTAGTTTGTCCGTTTACCTCCTCCGGCTGCGTTACCAATACAGACGCACTCTCGACAACATTTGACGATTTCGGCTGTTCTGTAATTTTTTCAATAGCCATAGTTCATACCTCCTTATAGAATTGCAAAATATGTGTAGGTCCAACCCGACGCATTCTGTTGGAAATACGAATTGCTTGTGTTGTACCAAGACACCGTTTTGCCCCAAGTAAACTGCAGCTGACTTTCCGAGTTCGATACGTCGTCGGAAAGGCCGCCCGCGCGGAGGGCCTGTACGCCGTTCAAAACAACAAATCCGCCGTAGTCTGCGTGGCTCGTATTCGATACAGGCATAACTACGAGGAGTTTCGGGGCGGAGGCAAAGGTAAGTGAGGTTTTGTTGCTTGACCCGTATGTTCCTTTGCCTGTGTAAGACCCGGTTACAATACCCGCCGCGCCCTCCATTTCGAGCAGGGTGCGGAGATTTGCGAGAGAGGTCGTTCCTGTTCCTCCACGGGCGGGCGACAATGTACCCGCGTTTATCTGCGACGCGTTGTGGTAGTGGGTGCTTTTGGCTGCACCCACCTGTGCGGCCGTTACATTATGCGGGTTTGAGGCTTTGAGGTGAGATATGAAACTCAAAACCGCAGACGCGATTTTGCCGAGTGCGGAGCGGAAGTTTTCGCCCGATGTGAGCGGCGTAACCTCCTCCGAGGTTTCATATTCTACCGTCATATCTCCCGGCGCGGCATTCGGTACATTTCCGAGTCCGATTTGCTCCGCTGTAACTCTGTGTGGGTTTTTGGTGTTGTTGGCGTGTGCGTCAAACTCTACCTTTGACACCGTTACCATACTGTCGTTGATGATTGCCGAGAGGTTTTCGATAGCACCGACAAATACTTGCACTTGCTCCGTGGTTTCGAGTACATAGTC